TCAAAGACAGTTTATGGAGTTAAAAGGAAAAGTAGAAGGCTTTGAGCAGATTTTGAAAGGTCAGGTGGGTTGATATGTATAAACCTAGTTTTGATGAAGTTAAAAAAATCTTAGATGATATTGCATATGCAAAAGCAATCTTGCTGAAACACGAAGCCTGTATTTGTGAGAATGTAACCAATATTCACATGACTGGTTGTTTAAGAGAATTTGCGGAAGTAATGGGGATTTCATTGACGGAAACACCGTTTAAATGCAATTCGTCTGTAGCTAATGAAATATCTTTTTTATACAACGGAATACGTTTTTTTGAATTAGAGGATTACAGAGAGGTAGAAAGCAATGATGCCACAGATTAACGTAGAGAACCGAATGGTTATGGATTCCGAGTGGAATGAAATGGAATACGGCTTGCCGGATAGAGGCAGATTACAAAATCAGAGAAGAAATTACGATTTAGAAGAGTTGGAGGAAGAAGAGTGAAAAGTAAAATAACGAAGTTATTATTATCAACCAAGAGAGAGGGTATTCAGACCTTATTAACATGGATGGAATTGAATGGATATTTCGAAGCACCTTGCAGCACACAGCATCATCTTTGTAAGGAAGGTGGTCTTGCAGAACACAGTCTTAATGTTTTTGACATTATGGATAAGTTGGCAGGAACCATGGTAGGTGAAAAAGGGCATGATGATTTGATTGATTCAATTATTATATGTTCCCTGCTGCATGACATTGGCAAGTGCGGAAGATACGGCAAACCTTATTATGTGGAGAATTATCTTTCAAAAAAAGACAAAGAGGGAAATCCTATCCGGTCAGAAGCCAAGCCTTACATAACTAATAATGAACTTCTGAATGTACCTCACGAAATCCGCAGTATTTCAATTATTGAAAAATTCATTGATTTAACAGAAGAAGAGTATTTTGCAATTCTCTATCATAACGGCCTGTACGGAGATTTAAAGTATCAGATCAGTGGAAAAGAAACTCAGTTATATATGCTGCTTCATTTTGCAGATATGTGGGCGAGCAGAGTTGTGGAAGTGGAAGAAAGTGAGGAAAAGTAAATGGTTATTGCAGTTATGGGCGAGAGTGGAGCCGGAAAAACCACTTCAATGGAAAAATTAGATCCTAAAACAACAATGTATGTTGATTGTGACAAAAAAGGATTGTCATGGAAAGGATGGAAAAGCGCATTTAACGCAGAAAACAAAAACTATGTTAAGACAGATTTTCCCCAGGTAGCACTCCAAACATTAAAAACAGTTAATGAGAGTGAGAAATACAAGCATATTTCCGTAGTTGTTATTGATACCTTAAATGGCCTTATGGTAGCTGATGAAATGCGCAGAACCAAAGAAAAGGGATATGACAAATGGCAGGATCTGGCGCAGTCAGTATATGAGTTGGTTGATTACGCATTAACGGTTCGTGATGATTTGACAGTAGTTTTCACTTGTCACACTCAAACAGAGCGTGATGATTCAGGATATTCATATACCAGAATAAAAACCAATGGTAAAAAGCTGGACAAGATTGTTTTGGAAAGTAAGTTTACAACGGTTTTATTAGCAAAGGTAGTGGATGGAAGATATTTATTTGAAACACAGTCAAATTTTTCTACAGCAAAGAGTCCTAAAGGGGCATTGCCGGATGAAATGGAAAATGACATCACTGCTGTTATCGAAGCATTGAAGGAGTATTGATGAGAATTAAGTATCACAGCAAAGAAAAAGTAGCAAAGGGTGATTGGGCGTTGGGGTTCAGCATCTATAAGACAGATTTTTTAGAATGGACAATATGGATAACTATTTGTCTGCTAAAAATAAAAATATTAATTGAGATTGGAGATTAAAAAAATGAAAAACTTAAGTAATTCAAGCAACTATCAAAATGCACAGGTGTATTCAGAGCAGGAAAAGTTACCGGTTGGAGCATATCTTCTCAAAATTGAAGATGTGAAGTATGAGGACAACTCTTCCAAAGGTTACAACGATAACATTATATTCCGTTTCGATATTATCGAGGGTGAATACGCTGGTTTCTTCCGTAAAAATTATTCTGCACAGACTGGTGAAGATAAGAAGTGGAAAGGTACATACAGACTTCGTGTTCCGATGGATGATGGTTCAGAGAAAGATGGATGGACGCAGAATAGATTTAAGACTGTTATTGCTGCATTTGAAGAAAGCAACGACAGATATCATTGGAACTGGGATGAAATGACATTAAAGAATAAAGTGATCGGTGCAATCTTTAATGAAAAAGAATACGACTACAATGGCAGACACGGATTCTTTACAAACTGCTATAGTCTTATTTCAAAAGATGCTATTGCAACAGCAAAGATTCCTGGACCTACAATGCTTAAAAATAATTCTTCCAATACAGCGACTTCTGGAAATAGTTTTTTGGATGTTCAAGATGGTACAGAAGAAGAAATTCCTTTTAACTAAGGCGGTGATGGCAGTTGAATAATTTTGAAATACAAAACTGCCTTGATTCTATGGAAATTCTTGTTGATACGAGAGAACAGGATACGGACCGAGCGCGAGGCAGATATGCTCGGTTCGGTGTTCCATATAAGCGTCATACGCTCGATTACGGTGATTATACTTACAACTTTATGCTTCCAAACAAAACGTGGCTATATGAGGCAGATATGAGCGTAAAAGGGCAAGTATGTATTGAACGCAAGATGAACTTGGATGAATTGGCAGGGTGTTTTACAAGAGAGAGAAAAAGATTTGAAGCAGAATTTAAAAGAGCGCAAGAAAATGGAGCAAAAATATATCTTCTGGTTGAAAATGCAACATGGGAAAACCTATTAAATGGTAAGTACCGGAGTAAATTCAATGCAAAAGCATTTGAGGCTTCTATAATCGCGTGGACGATTCGTTACAATATGCAGATTATCTTCTGCAAGGATGAGACAAGCGGAGAGTTGATAAAAGAAATTCTGTACAGAGAGTTAAAAGAGAGGTTAGAAAATGGGCAATATGGTTAATGGCGGATGGGTAAAACTTTATAGAGAATTAAAGTCAAAATCCATTTGGCAGCTATCCAGTCCGGAGCAAAAAGTTGTTCTTATAACGATTCTGTTACTTGCCAATCATGAAGAGAATAAATGGGAATGGAAAGGTGAGCAGTTTGTTTGTAAGCCCGGACAGTTAATTACAAGCCTTAATTCTTTAGTCAGGGAATGCGGTGATGGTGTTTCAATGCAAAATGTAAGGACTGCATTGGATAGGTTTGAAAAGCTTGGATTTCTAACAAATGTATCAACAAAGACTGGACGTCTGATAACCGTGTTAAATTGGGAAAAATATCAAGGTAAAGACTTTGTTGATAACAAAGGTTCTCACAAAGAAGTAACAAAGAGCCAACAAAGACCTAACAAAGACCTAACAACTAACAAGAATGATAAAGAATATAAGAATGAAAAGAAATATATAGCCTCCGGCGGTCCTTCGGATTCTGATGAGGAAGAGATTTCAGACGAAGAATATATCAGAATGATGGAAGAGGGTGAATTGTAATGTATGAATTTAAAGAACAAGATGCTTTTGATTTTGCTCGTCATGTTGGAATTGAGGCAAAAGTAAGAGGCGGACAGTTGCATTTTAAAACTTGCCCATACTGCAAACCAAAGGCAACAAAAGACAATATGAATACCTTTGCCATTGATTTAAAGACAGGACAGTTTAAATGCTTAAGGTCAAGCTGTGGAATACATGGCAATATGATTACTCTTTCCAGAGATTTTGATTTTTCTATCAGTGAGGAAATTGATAGGTATTATAACCGGGATGATTATAATGCTAAGTTTAAGAAATTCAGACAAGCGCATATTGAGGTAAGAGATAAAGCAATTCAATTTATGGCATCCAGAGGAATTAGTGAAGCAGTTGTTCGGAAATACCAAATAACTACCCAAAAAGACAAAGACAGTATTTTATGCTTTCCGTTTTTTAACAAAGATAATGAGTTGAAATTCATTAAATACAGAAATATGGAATTTGTAAAAGGTCAGGGTGCAAAGGAATGGTGCGAAGCAAACTGTATGCCGATTCTGTTTGGAATGAACCAATGTAATCTTGAAAACAAACAACTTGTGATTACAGAGGGGCAGATTGATAGTTTGTCAGTTGCAGAGGCGGGAATAGAAAATGCGGTATCGGTTCCGACAGGGTGTAATGGGTTTACGTGGATTCCGCATTGCTGGGATTGGTTAGAGAATTTCACAAGCATAGTTGTTTTTGGAGATTGCGAGAATGGGAAAATCACACTTGTTGAGGAATTAGTGAAGAGATTTCCAAACAAAATTAAAGTTGTTCAGGAACAGGATTATCAAGGCTGCAAGGATGCAAATGAGATTTTACAGAAATATGGTCCCAATGCAATTCGTAATGCAATACATAATGCGGTTGCTCCACCTATAAAGCAAATTAAAAGATTAGCTGATGTTGAAGCGGTGGATATTTTAAACACTGAGGCAATAAAGACAGATATCAAAGAAATAGACAATTTATTATCTGGTGGGATGCACTTAGGACAATTAATCTTGCTTACTGGCAAACGTGGCGATGGTAAATCAACATTTATGTCGCAGCTTATAGCAAATGCAACAGACCAAGGATATGCAAGTTTTGTTTATTCTGGAGAATTGGTTGATTTTTATTTCAAACGATGGATTGATATGCAGTTTGCCGGAAGAAGTCAGTTGTCAAACAATATGATATCAGAATTAAATCGTTGGTATTATGACAAGATATTCCTTTATGACAATTCAGTTGTAGATGATGAGTTGGAAGATTTACTCGGTATCGTGGAAAAGGCTATCTGTAAATATAATTGCAAATTTATCTGCATTGATAACCTTATGACCGCTATTGATGTTGATGTGAATACAGATTTATACAGAGCGCAGAGTAAATTCGTAGGACAACTTGCCAAAATAGCAAAAACACATAACGTTGTTGTTCTTTTGGTGGCACATCCAAGAAAATCAAAAGACGGATTTACAAATGATGATGTTTCTGGTTCGGCTGACATTACAAACAAAGTTGATATTGTAATGAGTTATTGCAGGATTAATTCAGAAGATGAAAACGAAAGGCAGTTAAAAGTAACTAAAAACAGATTGACCGGAAAACTTACTTCGGAAAGAAATGATATCCGTTTATTTTATTCCCCAGATTCAAAACGTATTGTTGGTTCAGATATGAATTTCCAAAAGAAATATGGTTGGGAAAAAGTAAACGCAGATGATTTGATTCAGTTGGAAGAGGATGAAGAAACACCATTTGATTAAGGAGAAGATATGGCAGCTTTAAAATTTGAAAAAGGTTCTGATAAATGGAATATGTTTATGGAATATTGGCGTATATGTCAATCTTACTGGATTCCAGAGGAGTCAGACGAATGGTGGCAAGAAATTATTAATATAGTGAATGAGTTTAGTAAGAAATATGGCAAAGATGATTTGTTTGTCAGAGGATTATGCAATTCATTCATGGATGGATTAAAACAAAGATTTGAAGAACAGAGGAAAACGCATGAAAGACGGAACTAAAAGTTTAAATAGCAGCCAATTACACCAGATGGAGACCGAGCCAAACGAGAGAGCAATGCGTGTTGGCAGAACAAAACCATATTATCTTATAGCAAAGGAAAAAGAAGATGCCAA